TGGATGACGTCCCTCAACTACACCATCGACCAGATAACCAAGGCAGGTGGTAAGACGTTGGCCGCGAACTACAAAGCGCTGACTGGCAAGTCAACGGCGTGGGCCGATCTAACTGCGGCGCTTGCGGCGGTGGCGTCAATCACGAATGACGATCCGTTTGCTGGAGCCAATCCACGACCAGCTCCGCAGCCGACTCCGCAACCGGCCCCACAGCCGGCCCCACAACCGACCAACGAGCCACTCGCGATGATCGATGAGATCGGCGCTTTGCTCGACAAGATCGGCAATTTGCTCGATGAGACGTTAGGGGTGCTTAGCAACCTTCGGTACATCGTTGGTGGTCCGGCCGGCCATGAAGACCCTGATCCGCAGCCGTAGGTCATAGCCAGTGTCCAGTGTAGAAAATCTACGTACGCACCTTGATGGCAAGGTAGGGGGTATGCGTATCCGCCGCTATAGTTGGTGGCTGCACTGGCGCGAGCTTTCCGACTACATTCTTCCCCGTCGCTATCGGTGGCTCGTGGTTGCCAACCAGGCAAATCGCGGGTCACCTATCAACTACAACATCGTGGACTCGACAGCAACACTCGCCGCGCGTACGCTTGCGGCGGGTATGATGGCAGGGATCACTTCGCCAACGCGGCCTTGGTTCAAACTCAAGATCGAGAACGCTGAGGATGATCCGGAGGTCTCGATTTGGCTCTCTGAGTGCGAGAAACGCATGATGCGGGTCTTTGCGGAGTCGAATTTCTACACCGCGATGGCGGTTATGTACTTCGACCTCGTTGTGTTCGGTACTGCCGTCATCATCATCTATGAGGATTTCGAGAATGTAATTCACTGCTTCAATCCGTGCGCTGGCGAGTATTTTGTGGAGCTTGATGCGAAGTTCAACCCGAATGTTCTTGCCAGAGAGTTCACGATGACACATCAGCAAATAGCTGATATGTTTGGGGTTGACAACGCCGGTCCAGATGTGCAACAATCCGTTAACACCTCGAACCCAGGTATGTCAGCTTCATCTACCAGAGAAAAACTCATAATGCACGTTATCGAGCCTAACAAAGGATATAACGACGTGGTTCCAGACATCTTCCCGTTCCGGGAAGTGTACTGGGAATGGGGCTCGCCGAAAGATAGAATACTCCGCGCGAAAGGTTTCTTCGAGTGGCCTGGGATGGTTCCTCGGTGGGACGTGGTGGCAAATGATCCCTACGGCCGAAGCCCCGGCATGGATGCTCTCGGCGACGTAAAGCAGCTGCAGCAGGAGACGCGGCGTAAGGCACAGGCCATCGACAAGATGGTAAACCCGCCCATGATCGCTGATGTGCAGCTAAAAAACCAGCCGGCCTCTATGTTGCCGGGCGGGTGGACCTATGTGGCCGGCCTCGACAATTCGCGCGTCGGCGCGAAGCCCCTCTACACCGTCATGCCTCCGATAGGTGAGATGAAGGAGGATATTCGTGAAATCCAGCAGCGCCTCAAGATCACCTTCCACAATGACCTATTTACAGGAATTACTGACCTGCAGACGGTGCGGACGGCCACTGAGATTGACGCTAGACGTGAGGAAAAGCTCGTACTTCTCGGCCCAGTGCTTGAACGAATACTTGGAGAAGGGCTTAGCAAGGCTATCGACCGAGTCTGGGGAATTATGTGGAGAGGGCGTCTCTTGCCCCCTCCCCCTGCGAAACTTCGCGGCCTCCCCACCCACATCCAAGTAGATTACATCTCTATGTTAGCGATGGCGCAGCGCGGGCTTGCGACAGCCGCCATAGAGAAGATTTGGGGATTTGCCGGCTCGCTGGCCGGCGTCGTGCCCACGGTGCTGGATAAGCTCGACGCCTACGAGACGATGGACGAGTACGGTGATGCCCTGGGCGTGTCACAGAAGATAATCGTGCCAACCAAAGATGCGCAGGCTATCGCAGCGCAGCGCGAACAGGCGCAGCAAATGGCACAAGCCGGGCAGACCGCAATGGGCGCAGCGCAGGGTGCTGAGACACTATCAAATACCGACGTGGGCGGCGGGAAGAATGCCTTGCAGATGATTTTGGGGAATGAAAATGTCAGCTGAGTTCAAACCAACGCTTTGTATAGACTTTGATGGTGTCATTCATAGTTATGAACGCGGTTGGCAACAAGGTGTTATTTATGGTTCGGTAGTTCCTGGTTTTTGGGGATGGGCAGAGCAAGCTGCTAAGCAGTTCAAGCTCGTGATCTATTCTTCACGCTCCAAGGATGAAGAGCTGCAACTTGCTATGTCGCTGTGGATGGTTGATCAGCGCAAGAAGTGGCGTGAAGCTGGTGGAATGCACACTATGGAAGACCCACTTGAATTTGAATTTACGGCCGAGAAACCTGCTGCATGGCTCACGATCGACGACCGTGCTGTACAGTTCAAAGGAGACTGGTCAGCTCCTGAATTGCAGGTAGATACTATGCGTTCGTTTAAGCCTTGGAACGTGTGATGTCGGATGAACCACGCATCGTCAGACAGCAGCGCCGCGAAGCGCGCATCAAGCGCCGCGACCAGCTTGAGCGTCTGGCCCGATTTATGGCTGAGCCTAGCGGCCGTGAGTACATCTATGACCTCCTTGCGTCCTGCCACATATACTCCACATCCTTCGCCCACAACGCCCTCACAATGGCCTTCGCTGAAGGCGAACGGAACATCGGTTTGCGCCTCGGTGCAGACCTCACGGAAGCTGCCCCCGACCTGTACCTAACAATGTTGAGAGAGCACAATGTCAGATCCAGCCCCGATTCAGACTCCGCCGGGACCGACACAGAGCGGGGGAGTATCGACGATACCAGCGGAGCCGACGCCGCCTAGCACGGCGGACGACGATCAGAAGCCGGACGCTTCGCTGCTCGGTGGCGACACGCCGCCACCCGACGCCTTCGACCCGGAAAAGCTCACGCTTCCTGAGGGGTTCGAGGCTGGCGAACAGTTCGATGAGTTCAAGAACATCGCGAAAGAGATTCCGGGTCTAACTGGACCGCAAGCACAGAAGATGGTCGAACTTGCGGCGACCGCCATGAAAACGAACATGGACAAACTCTATGGTGGATGGGATAAACAGCAGACGGACTGGGTCACCGAGATAAAAGGTGACCCTGAAATCGGCGGGGCTAAACTCGATGAGGTCAAGCAGACAGTATCAAAGGTGCTTGATAACGCAGAGCTTTCAGACCCGAAGTTCCGTGAAGCCCTCAATCTTACGGGAGCTGGAAACAACCCGGCAGTAGTTCGCACTCTTTATCGGTGGGCGCAGCGCCTATCAGAGGGCGGATCGGTTTCGGGCGACCCAGCCGCTCGTAGCAAAGACGGCTCACTGAGTAACACTCGTCCGGGCCTTGCTCAGGCGATCTACGGTCAAGATGGGCCCCACACCGGAGGTCCGAAGCTCTAAGGAGACGTTAAATGGCAACTCTTGGTGCAACCGCCCTGACCTACGCGGACTGGGCGAAACGACTTGACGATGATTACAAAATCGCCAGTATTGTCGAGCTGCTCTCGCAGACAAACGAGATTCTGCTCGACATGTTGGTGGTCGAGGGCAATCTGCCGACCGGGCATAAAACCACGGTGCGGACAGGTCTCCCACAGGCAACGTGGCGCCTGTTGAACTATGGCGTGCCGAACGCCAAATCCACGACAGCGCCGATCGTGGATACCTGCGGAAACTTGGAGGTCTATTCGGTCGTCGATAAAGACATCGCCGATCTGAATGGAAACACCGCCGAGTTCCGTATGTCGGAGGTCACGGCCTTTCTGGAAGGTATGAACCAGCAGGTGGCGACCACCTTGGTGTACGGGAATACTGGCGTGAACCCGGAACGGTTCATGGGTCTTGCCCCGCGCTACAACACGGTAACGGCTGCGACGGCACAGACCGCCGTACAGGTTATCGACATGGGCGGGACCGGCTCTACGAATACATCGCTGTGGATCGCGACGTGGGGTGCTCAGACGCTACACGGCATTTTCCCGAAGGGGAAGATTACCGGGTTGCAGCACCGCGATATGGGTGAATGGCCGGTCCAAGATGCCGCCCTGAACACGTATCAGGCTTATCGAGACCACTTCAAATGGGAGATCGGTCTCACCCTTCGGGATTGGCGTTATACCGTGCGGCTGTGTAACATCGACGTTACATTGCTGAACGGTGCGTCGGCGGCGAACCTGATCAACGGCCTTGTTCGTGGGCTGTATCGTCTCCCGACAACCTCACCAATGATGTCTGGTGTGCAGACTTCGGATGCCCCAACGATTCAGGGGCAAATGGGCCGCACAGTCATCTACTGCAATCGTGTGCTCCGTACGTACTTGGATTTGCAGGCGATGAACAAGACGAACGTCTTGCTGCGGATGGAAGAGTTCCAAGGACAGGTTGTAACTACCTTCCGCGGGGTTCCGATCCGTACTGTTGACGCGATCCTGAACACCGAAGCCCGTATCACCTAACCGGCGCGCAAAGAGGAGATAGGTCATGATCTTAGATGGAGCCCTTCAATTCACAGGCACGGCAGGCGCCGTCAATGTGGATACTCCCACTACCGGGACGCAGCAGAGCACGAACGTGCTTGACCTCCTCAACGCCCGTGATATGGGCATCGGGGATGATCCGGCGCTCAAAGTCCTCATCCTCGTCACAGCGACGTTTACCGTGGGTACGTCGTTAGAGGTACAGATTCAGGGTGCGCCGGATGATGGAACCGGAAACCCTGGTTCGTACACAACGATGATTACGACAGGGACTTTGCTCGAAGCGGTGCTGGTTGCCGGCCGGTTGCTCCTCGCAATCGACCTGCCCCGGATTCTGCTGCCGACCGAGCTTGCAGCCACCGCCGCCCAGGCGTTGCCGCGGTTCTTGCGGCTGCAATACGTCACGGCCGGGACCCACTCGACCGGAACGATATTCGGTGCGCTTGTGCTGGATCGGCAGGACCAAATCAGCTATCCGCCGGGTATCACCATCAACAACTGATGTACACGCATGGACCGTCCATTCATGTACATCGAAGGAGAGCAACCATGGAAACCACAAAACCAGCTGCAGCGTCCATACCGGACGCGCTGGCACCTGCTCCGGTCTTTATCGTACCACAGCCGGTGTTGGTCCCTGACGAGAACGAGGCGGTGAAGAACTTCGAGGCTGAGATGGCGCTGCGAGCTGCACAGCGCAAGGCGATCGAAGACGCGCGAGCAGCCGAGTTGGCCGCGGAGCCGGTGAGCGCGGAACAGGCGAAGGAGCGTGGTGTAGACTGGCCTATCAAGGGGCGGCGCGAGGTGGCTATCCCGCAAGATGTGCTGGACCCAATCGCGCTTCTGGAGGGC